CGAGTACAAAGATGTTTGTAAGCGTTACCCCAAGCTGTCCAACGTGGCGATGGATCACGTCATCAACCTCATCATCGAGGAGATTGATCCTAACTTCACGTGGGTCGAGCGTCCCACCGTGGAGCCATGCGTTGATACTAAGTACAAGGGGTGGGGTTTTCTTCGTGTGCTGCGTGACCTCATTGATCAGGGTGATGAGGAGAGTGGTGAGGGTGGCTTCGATGAACACTTGTTCGATGAGCTTGATGATGCTGAGACTGAGGAAGCACACCGACAAGTTGATGAGGCAGGACGGCAGGGCAAGCTGCTTGCTGAGAAGCTAGCGGGTAACGGCAAGGGGGGTGGACGCCTTGACCTCAACGCTACAAAACGTAATACCGAGTGGCGTCAACACCTGCGCGAGTTCTTCGACACAATCTGTAAGGGTGATGAGCACTCACGGTTCGTGCCACCTAACAAGCGTTTCGCACCGCTCGGCATCCTGCTGCCCTCGCACTTCTCATACAACAAAGGCGAGATCATTATCGCCGGTGATACGTCAGGCTCGATGGGGTCGATCTATCCCATCTTGTTCGGTGAGATCGCACAGATCGCACAGACTGTTATACCCGATGCACTGCGCGTTATCTGGTGGGACACGTCCGTGTGTGGCGAGCAGTTGTTCAAGCCCGATGAGTACCACTCGATTGCCACGCTCATGAAGCCAATGGGTGGGGGCGGTACGACACCACAGTGTGTTGTGAAGTATATCGCTGAGAAGCAGTACAAGCCACGTGCAGTCATCTGGCTGACCGATGGCTATCTCGATGGGAACAATGCAGTCGTGCCTTGCGCTGCGTTGTGGGGTGTCGTTGACAACGAATCCTTCGTTCCTCCGCAGGGCAAAGCAATCCACATCAAGGGGAGGATGTAATCAACCAGTGTCACTTTCTTTCTACGCGGGACAGAAATCTGTCCCATACAACTTTACAAGGAGAAAACTATGGGCTATCGATCAGACGTTGCGTACGTCATTAAATTCAAATCGTTCGATGATCGTGAAGCGTTTATATCGCTCATGCTGGCTAAGAACGACCCCGACATTTATCAAGCTGTTAATGAGACTAAGTACGACTACAAAGAAGAACCGCTCATCACCTTTGAAGCAGATGATGTGAAATGGTATTCAGACTACCGTGATGTTCAAGCGCATGAGCAGTTATATAAAGACGCGCATCAGTATTTTGAAGCTGACTATCGCTTCCTCGCCATTGGTGAGGACGGCGCTGAGACTTTTGACGTAATAGATAACAACGGCGGGATGTATGACTACCTTTACGCAGTACATCGTTTAGCAACTAACTTTGGAGAGTAATCATGGCATTTTCAGCAAACGTATGGGCATTACCCGCAATCACATCGTACGAACAAGCCAAGAAGTGGTTTGATAAAACACCTAAGCCTCCACGTTCAAAGAAGTGGAACAACCACGAGCGACCGCTCAAGAATGTATCATCATGGCAGTACAGACTTGAGCGCGGTGAAGATGACGCCTACTTCGATGTGTGTCTGTATCACACCAAGATGATCCGCTATCTCAAGCCCGATCAGCACGGCTATCGCGTTGTATATATCCGTGGGTATGACTCACTGACTTCTCGTAAGTTTATTGCACGGAACGTGGTGGGTTGCTACGGTGGACAGGTAGCGAGCTTTATGGGTGAGGACGGCAAGCATTATGTCGTACCGTTTAACCACGTCGTGCATAAGCATTACAGGCGCGATCATCCAGAGATCAAGCATGAGAACGAGTTGTTCTCAGCCATGCTCACGTTAACTTCGACAGGCAAACTCGTCGTCAGTGCATCCGATCACATCCCCGTGCACAAACGTGTGGTGTCTGATGAGCGTAGACAGGAACGTGCTGCGTTTCGTAAGCAGATTGAAGTCATCAAGCTTTTGGCAACGTATCGCTTGGATTCATACCGTGAAAACGCGCAGTGGGAAGCACGCAGCTCATTCGGTAAATCACTGGCAACTACAGAGATAAACAACTTACAACGTACCCTTCGCATCAGCGAGCTAGAGGAGCAGACCGAGTTCATCCTTAACGAGTTGGGTCAGCTTGTTTTCGATAACTTGTACTCAACGTATCTCACAAACAATGACCTGATAAGTGGCAGTCGTTACTCGATGCGCGGTATGTCACTTCGTGACTCTCCAGAGGCACATGCGTCTAATATTACGGCTAAGCAGTTCCTCACTGCGCTTGAACGAGCGTTATTAAAAGCAGTCAGACTCGATGAGCCTGACACGTTTGAGGCACTGCCTAAATTTGCTGAGCTACCACGTAAGTTCTTTTGGTAAAGGAAAGCTATGAAAGATATAAGCGAGCACTTACACAACGCACACAGAGAATTAAAAGATGTGTATGAGTACGTTAACGACAGGCGTTATGAACAGGCACTGCATCATGCAGAAGAAGCGTTGTTTCATTCACGCTGCGCAGTGTTATGGTTAAAGGAGCGTATGGATGACCCCACAGCCCCTGACCGATAAGCAACTCAAGGTACTCAAGTACGTTAAGAAACGAGCGACCCCGTCAACCGTGAGAGAGATTGCGTTGCAAGTGAAGCTAGACAAGAACACTGTCTACTCATTGATGACCAGACTTACGCGGTTGGGGTGCGTTGAAAGTTTCTTAAAGAAAGATCCCGACAGGCCGTACATCACGGCAGAGCGGCACTACAAGTTTATAACGATGGAACCTACAAAACAGGAGAAGCTATTTCAGAAGAACGAAGACCAGATGTATTGCAAGAAGTTTGCCAAGACAAGGGTGACCATACCCGAACCTTTTTTCAGTGATCCATTCAACATGACAGGAGCTAGAGATGCAAATCAAAACAACAAGCGAAAGCACAAACGTACTCGAAACGTTCAAAAGACAGTGGCGTCTTCTTAAACAACCGTACCCGTGGAAAGATCCAAAAGTTGTTGCAGAGCGCAAGCGTATTGCTGCGCTGGACAGAGCGCGTATTGAATTCAGACTAAGTGGAGGTGTGGAATGAATGAGTACAACAAGCTACGCGCTGAGTTTGCCAAAGCTGCCATCACGGGAATCCTTGCAGGTAAGTGGGGGCAGATGCCGCAGTACAAACCAGAAGAAGCGTTTGCTGAATTTGCTTTTAGGATAGCAGACGCAATGATGGTGGCGATGCTCAAGAGGAGAGAGCAAGATGAGCATACTGAATGATCTGTTTGCTGAAGCCCACGACGAGGTGTTACAGGAGTTGTGGGACAGAAACTTAATCAAGATGTGGCGGGCGCCTTCTCACATGTACACAAACAGAGTCGTTGTGTTTTTTAAGGCAGAAAACAACATCACGTACGAGAAGCTCTACACACTTAAACGTACGCCACGTTATGGTAAGCAGCAGTGGACAACTGTTGCGCGTTTTATAGCAGCGTACTTACCCAAGCTCAGTGATAAGTTGTGGGAAAACAAGATGACTGAGGATGAACTTGTTGCATGGTTGGGTAAAAGCAAAATCGATACGTTGATGGACGTGTCAGATCTGCACAAAACAAAAGCTGAAACAAAAGAAAAACGCCACGTCAAGCTGAGGTATCAACAGACAATGGTAGAGGGAAAAGTAGACGACCGTTGGTATGAAGGTCATCTACGCAGTGCTTGGACAACAGTAAAAGGAAAAAGTAAATGAGTTTGATGAATCTAAATAAACCAGCAGACACAGAAACACAACCTGTATTTATTTTGCGTGGTGTGCCGTACTACCCACACTATGTAGATCCTCACAAATGGGTAGGGCCGGGGCACTGGACAAAGCGTGAGGAGTACACCACGACTGAGTTAGCAGAAGCACACGCACGTCTTACGACGATGCAGTTATGGAAACGATCATGGACTGAGGAGGTAAAGGGATGGAAGATTTTATAGTTTGGATAGGTGGGTTCCTTGTTGGTTTTTTAGTCGGTGTCATCAAAGGACGACGCAGCATTGTGCGTGAGGCACAAGAGTTAGTGGCAAACGCAATCATGGAGGTAAGAAATTATGAACGATCCCGTAAACCATCCTAAACATTATACCGAGCACCCTAGCGGTGTCGAGTGTATCGAGATTACCGAGCACATGAATTTCTGTGTAGGTAACGCTATAAAATATTTATGGCGAGCTGGCCTGAAGGGTGAGCAGGTTGAGGACTTGCGTAAAGCACGTTGGTATATCGACCGTGAGATTGCACGAATACTAAACAACGCAGAGGGGAAAGAATGAGCCCTGATTATAAGTTCGCCATGCTTGCTGCATGGTTGGAAGGTTACGCCGAGGGCTTGCCTGAACACTGCACTGCTGAAAAGTTCAAGATCAAAGAAGCTGCTGAGTTGTTAATGGAAGTGTACGAGCAGCGCATGAAGGGGAAGGAAGAATGGAAACAACATGCGGGGGATAGAGCATGAGCAGAGAAGCTATGCAACTGGCGCTGGAGGCGCTGGAGGATGCAAACGATGTGGCTCGCATGGAATTTAGTGATGAAGATTACTACTCTGAAGCGATTAACGCCCTTCGCCAAGCACTAGAGGAAAAGCAAGAGCCGGTGGCGTGGATGTTTGTCAATGAAGATGGTGAGTGTGAGCAAATTGAATACGGGCCAGTGTTTGACGATCCTGGCGTTACACCACTCTACGCTGCACCACCAAAGAAAGAATGGGTTGGTCTGACTGATGATGATGTTAGTTATTTCCGGTATCAAGCAACTTTCTGTGATGAATTTGATGCAGCGTTTATGGCCGAGCTTATTGAGAAAGACTTGAAGGAGAAGAATCATGGCTGAAAACAAAACAGCAAAGACGCCAACAGATGGTGGGGCAGCGTTTCCGCTGTTTGCAGCAACAGGCCACAGCGGCATGACCTTGCGTGATTACTTTGCAGGGAAGGCGATGCAAGCACTGGCGCAGCGGGGGAATTATTTTGATGCAACCGCGAGGCAGGCTTACATGATTGCAGACGCCATGTTGAGGGAGAGGGAGCGATGAGCAGAAAAGCTATGCAGGTGGCGCTTGAGGCGCTGGAGAGTGATCCAATAAGTCATGCTGGGCTTGTGACCGTATTATCGCCAGGTAAAGGTACAGGTCTTAATTACGCACGTGCTAGCCAAAAGACCGCAGTATCGCCAGATGGATCTACAGGTTTTATCGACGGGGTGTGGCATGAGCCAAATCCTATGGCGTGGCAGTGTCAATGCGGCAAACCCTATACGGTTACTTGTATTTCAAGCACACCGTTAAAGCGTGAATGGGTTGGGCTGACTGATGAGGATTACAAAGAGCTAAGCAAGATCGCATTTGTCGAAGTCATTGAGAAAATCGAACGGGTGCTGAAGGAGAAGAACGCATGAGCGAAAACAAAACAGCAAAGACACCAGCAGACGGGCCTGTAGCTTGGGGTTGTCAGTGTGGTAGAGCCTATACGGTCACTTGTATTTCAAGCAAACCACCAAAGCGTGAATGGGTTGGGCTGACTGATGCGGACATGGAAGCACTTTTCTTGAATGAGGACGGTGTGAGGTTTGCCCGATACATCGAAGCCAAGCTGCGGGAGAAAAATCATGGATAGAGAAGAAATAATCCGCATGGCGCGGGAGGCTGCGTTCTCTGAACCAGCACACCCATTCATTACTTGGGGCGCAAGCGACGAACAGCTTGAATACTTTGTATATCTTGTTGCCGAGCATGAGCGCGAAGCTATATGGAACTTGCTGTTTGAGTACGCAGGTAGAGATGATTTATCTGATTCAGATCAATCGCTGCTTAAACATTTATTAGATCTCATCGCAGCAAGGTGGCAAGAATGGAGTAACAAAGAAGGGGAAGAATCATGAACAAGGAAGACATCATCCGCATGGCACGGGAGGCCTGTGACCAAGCACCGCGTGAGGATTGGAACTCTACTGCTTGGGTGTTTGGTGACGAAACTCTTGAACGCTTCGCTGCCCTTGTTGCCGCGCATGAACGCGAGGCGTGTGCAAGGTTGTGTGACCAGATGTTTCATGACTGGTGCAATCAAGAATTTGAAGACGAGGACGAGGCTTACAGAAACAGACCTGATGCCGAAGATTGCAAGAAAGCTATACGAGAAAGGGGAGAGAAATGAACAAACGAGTTTCTGAAATTGCAAATCAACTAGGCTTCTTTGGCCCTAATTTCTTAGTGTCTACACACGATCTGGAAAGGTTTGCTGAGTTTATTCGTGCTGATGAACGTAAGGCATGTGCTGAGCTAGTCGTGCGAGGGACGGACGAACCGGTGCAAACCAAGACGCTTGAGATCTTGCGCAAAGAACGTGAGCGTATTGTCGACGCCATACGAGCAAGGGGAGGTAAATGAGTGGCGATCACAACATGTTTCAAAAAGCCACGTCCTATTTATCTGGTAACGCGTTTTGGCGTACGCCAGAAGAAGACACACCGCCCACTGGTGTAAAGATGTTGCTGTTAAACCCCGGTGGTGTGTGCATCGTTGGTACGTGGGCTGACTGGGCTGTGGCTTGGGCACCGTTACCGAAAGTTCCAGAACATATTAAACAACTATTACTGGAGAGAATTACATGAGCAAGAAAGATTACGACGCACTTAGAAGGGAGCTTAGCCTATTGAAAGATCAGCGCGTACTTGTTATCCAAACCGTTGAAAAAATCATCGAAGGGTGTAGCAACGTAAGAGAAGACAACGCTATTCACAAAGATGCTAAGCACTTGGCAAGGCTTGTGATGCAAGACTGTCGTGGTTTACTGATGTTTATTAAGGAGTGAGCAATGAACATCGATACCAAAATGAGAATCAAATCAACAGGCGAGATTGGCTACGTTGTTAAGGTGGATGAGGATGGGTTCGTGTGCTTGCGCATCCCTGCTACCAACGGCTGGCCTTTCCCGCACTATGTGTTTCTGCCCCGCGCTCAGCTACAAGTTGTTAAGCGTGACAAGCATGAAGACTTACAAGATATTGAGGAGGCTCCGTTTTGAGAACGCCAGAG